CCGAACACTTCACGGCAATCTAAGCAAAACACCGTGCGAAGCGGTGAGCCGTCAGGGGCGCGGCAAACGCCCCAGGTGATGTTACTCAAGCAACGCCCCACTGAGTCGGGATGCCTGCCAGCTCGTTGCTCAACATTTCGCCAAGCGTATCCAGCCGGTCGATTACTGTTTGCTGTTGCGCGTCTGTTGCTTCGATCACGCCATCGACCATTTTGTCGAAAAGGGTTTCTAGCTTGGCTATCTGAGCTTTGATTGATTCGGCTGCTGCGTACTTGCTCATGTTGATTTCCTTTTTGTGTGGTCTGCTTTGATGGTTTAATAATAACACAGATTTGGGTGGGTGCAAGGGGTTTGTGCACAAAACCGCCAGAAAACGAAGGATACCGTAACTTAGTTAACTTATTTTACTTTACTAAACAACAGGAATAATCATTCGTATTGTAATGGTTTGATTTCTATATCTTTTATTATTATTAGTAAGAGATATTATAGTAGAGTAGTAACATACACCATTCCCTACATCCTAAAAACTAGAAAACCCCAATTAAGGAGGTTTTAAAGAGTCTCTGGTGTAAGTTACTATTTTAACTAAGTTGCCCTGTAAGCCTTGCTGTGATTGGCTTCGTTACTTAGTAAATGGTAACTAAGTAACGGTATTTAAAGCCTTCGTAATTCCTAAAACCAGATCAACAACAACACCTTACTCTTTTTTCAGTAGGGAGCATAATATTTTGTGATGATTTTTTATTGACCTTGTGAGTGGTTTCTTCAGACCTTACCAAGCCTTTCGACACCATCTTTAAAAGCAATTCTTCAAGCTGCTTTTTCGGAGTTCCGCGCATCCTGTTGGATAAAACCCCGAGCGTTTCGCCGTGGTCACTGTCAACCAGTGACAAAACCTTAGCCGCCAAGCCGTCAGACTCTTCCGGTTTTTCGCTCGAATAGGCCAGCTTGATCTTCCTGTCCACATCTTTCATGGCCAAAGCAAACGCCCACTTAACATGTTCAGTGGTTCGGATACCACCTGGCAGCGCTAGGATCAAAGACACTTTGGCTGCAAGCTCATAGCCGCGCCTGGGTATCGCCTCCAAACCTGTGTTGCCCTTGTGCTCGTCAGCAAGCGCGTGGAACGTCTCATATACTTGCTCTAAAAGATCCACCGCGTCCGGGTCTGTAGGCACAACGGTTTTTAATCCTGTAAAGCCAATGCGCCCGCCAGTGTCCAAAACATCAAACACGCCCGGCGCATAAAGGTTTCGTATGGAGTTTTCCAACGCCTCGCTCATGGCCTGCTTTTTGAACTTCTTTTTTCTCTTCGGGTTTGTTTCCAGGTCGTCAAAGATCATGGCCCGCGCCATAAAGCCGTTTGTGGCCTGTTCAAAGCTCATGGACTCGTTAAAGGTAACAGGTGTGGTGTAGCCCAAAATAGTCAAGTAGGGGCTATCTAAGCCGTCATCAATCTTATCTAGTGATTCCCTGTGCTGTTCGCGTAGCTCTTCCAGCTTGCCAAGCTTTATGTCATGGCTGCTGTCTTTAGGAAGGTCGTTTATTTTCTTTTCAACCTTGGCCAAGTCGCGCCCAATGGTTTCCCGGATCTCTTCTTTAAGGTCGCCAGTGATTGGCAGGTAGCCGTTAGCTTTTGAGTAAACAGACATGACCAGCCCAATAATGCCCTCAAGATAAGACGCGCCGCCGCGTTTGCTGGCGTTTTCCAGTTTTCTAAGCACAAGGCCAAGTTCGTCGACGCTGTAAAATGCGGCTTGGTGGCGGAGAAGGTTGCGCATAAGCTCTTGTTCAGACTTAAACCCGCCGTGAACTGCCCCTTGCGTAGACGCGGCCCGCATAATCTTTAGGTAAGCTTGCTGTACTGCCTCCTTACCCGTGCCTGAACCTGCCACACAGAACGCTATGATGTTAGCGCTCATGTCATCAAGCTCATCTATGAAACGCATTCCAGCAAGCCCAGAAACGGCACACAGGGCAGCGGCAACGGCCAAGTTTTCACGCGGATACAGGCATTGGCTGTTTATCCATGCGGTAAGTTCTCCGATGTATCCTGGCGGGCGCTTTAGGTCTATGCCCGTTGTGTCTAAGTCAGCGGGCAGTGGTTCGCCTTTGTACTCGAACGTCACATCTTCTGTATAGCCTCCGTCCCGTGCGTGATGCAGCAACGTGCCGTAACCAGCCGGGTTTAATGTTTTTCCGAAGCTGTGCCAGTGGCGTGCCAAAGGCTCATGGCCAGGGTAGTCTTCACCCGTAGCACTCCAATCGCTCCAAAGATCTAAACCTGCCCCGCCTGTGCAATGGTGGGTAGCCATGCCGATCTTTACCCATGTTTCGTAGTTGGTATTCGGTGAAATAAACGTGAGCAACAAAGCAATCTGAGCTTGGTCTACGTCAACTTCCCCTCCGTCTGCTGTAACCCTGTGAAACTTTGGCTTGCGTAGCAGCTCGATCAGCTCAGCAGGTGCCGGTTGCACATCTTGAGGAAAACCCTTAACCGTTTCATAGTCAGAGCCGCTTGCGTGGCTGGATCCTGAACCAACAACGAACCCTGAAGATTTTAGGTCAACGCCTGGGTAGGCGTCTAAATTCTGCGACAAAGATATGCTTTCTGTCATCATAAAATAATGATGCTGGCTTCCACCACCTGAGCCTGTATCGACGACAAACTTAGAGTCAGCGCATTCCGGGATGTTTTCACACAATTTCTTGAACGAATCGACGCCGCCGTTTCGTGCGTCTACGTCAATTACCAGGAAGCCGGCGCAAAGTACACCAAAGCCGGTATCGAAGTGGCCAAGCTGGTCGAAGGTGTCTATCTGCTCATCAGACCAATGCGGGACGCTTTGCCAGTTACTAATCACAGGATGCTTGAACAACGCCGTACACTTTTTATCTCCGCAATCGCACACGCCTTTAGTAACGCCGTTTAGCCCGAAGACTCGAAAGCCTCCCTCTATATAGTCGTGAATTTCATTTATCATTTTCAGGCTCCGCTTTCAGCTTTCCTCCACTCTTCACCTCAAGCTCATACTGGCGGGGCATAGGTGGAAACTTTCCCCACCGGTATATGACATGCGGCCAAACGTCTATCGCAGTCGCTAGACCTTTAATTCCACCAAAATATTTTTAGCTTCTTCGGTTGTCATAATTTTTAATCCTAAGTGTTCGTATTCGGTGTTGACATAGTAACCGCAACGGATTAATCTAGCAACCGTAATAACGACAAACACCCAATGAGGCGAAACAAGATGAGCTATTTAGAGAAGGCAAAAAAAGCAGAACCGCAAGCGCCGGTTTTGACAATCGTAGGTTTCCCAGGTGTCGGCAAGTCTACCATTGCCGCACTGTTTCCGGCTCCTATTTTCATTCAGGCAGAGAACGCTTCGACTGTTTTCGAGACTTGGCCAGAGGATAAGCAGCCACAGTTTTTCCCGGCAATCCCCGCGCCTAATTTGAAGCGAAAAATACGCCCGAGCGAGGTTATTATTGACCAACTGCGAGAACTTATCACCGCAGAGCACTCTTTCAAAACCGTTGTGATTGACACGATAACATCCATGAACTCGCTTTTTGAAACCGAAGTAGTGGAGTTTGACCCGCAAGGTGCTGACAACATTGGCGAAGCCGCAGGCGGTTTTCATAAAGGTTTTTTGGTGGTAGCCGGGATGCATGTAAAGATCCGGCAAGCCTGCGAACACCTCCGGCGCAAAGGAATTACCGTTATTTTCTTGTCTCATACCGGTGTAGTGAAAATGAAGAACCGACCGGAAGCGGGGGAGTACACCGCATATAGCATGGATATGCCAGAAAAAGCTCGACAAGTCTACATAAGTTCAAGCGACGCCGTTTTGTACCTCAAGGCCCGCGAGTTTGTTATGGGCCATGAGCAAAACAAAAAAGGCCAAACCACAAAGTATGGGCGCGTTACCAATACCGGCGAGCGCGTTTTGATCACTAGCAGCGACGGCACTATTGGCTATGTTGATGCAAAAAACCGCTACAGCTTACCCGAAGAAATCGACGTAGAAAAAGAGCAAAACCCATTGCTGGCCTTAGTTCCATTTTTTAATGGCGGAAAATCCGCACCTGTAACCAATGAGGAAGTTTAATTATGTCATTCTGGAACCTTAACGACGGATCATCAGTAGAAAACGACGGCGCATTCGAAATGGGTGGCGGTAATATTGAGCCAATCCCAGGCAACACAGGGTGCATTGCGGCCATAGAAGAGGCGAAATGGGATGAATACAACGAAGACCGGTTTATTAGCCTGAAATGGCGCGTGATGAAGCCTGACGAATTTTCTAAGCGGGTGATCTTTCAAAAGGTAAAAGTGTTTGGCACCAGCCGCGACAAAGATCCTCAAGCAACCGCAGACAAAGCCAAGCGTATGCTGGCCGCAGTTGATCAGAACGCTGGCGGTAAGCTTATGAAAGTACAAGGTGAGCCAAGCGACACAGATCTTATGACCGCGCTGGTGGGCAAGGTTATGGCTATCAAGGTTCAGATCTGGGAGCTTGACAAAAGACGACAACGGCCAAAGTGATCCCAAAAGAAGACCGCAAGCGCGGT